GTCACCGGACATGAACGTTCAGCTGTCCGTGAGTCAGAAATCCTCATGGGGTTTGAAGAAGATGCTGAGGTCATGGGTGCTAAGGATAAAGCAACGGCGATGAAGATTGCCAAGCGTAAGACTGAGATCATGTTCAATGCCGCCTTGGATCGGGAGAGCATGTTTGACCTGGACGGTGTGTTCGATGAAGCTGAGGGTCTGTCCGTGCGTCACAAACTCTACCCTTGCAGCATGGAGCTGGCCGAGGACCACATCAAGGAGGCGTCAGTTGATTTGTTCATCTTCGATCCTCCCTACGGTATAGGTGTTGATGGGTTCGGTGGAGCGCAGCACTTGAAGCATGACTATGACGAGAAGCTGGCAGATCATTTGTACCATACCAGCATACAGTTGGCCACCACCCTCGGCAAAGAAGCCTGTCATATGTATATCTTCTGTGACTTCGAGAACTTCAGCAACATAAAGAACATGTGCGAGTTCTTCGACTGGTCAGTCCACCGCACACCTATCATCTGGGACAAGGGACCACGCGGGCACCTCACTTCCGGTGGTACGTTGGGGTGGAGGAGATCAAGTGAGTACATCGTCTTCGCTACTCGAGGCGGTAAGCAGAACACCGGACTCCTGTCGGATATAATCCGTGTTGTGGATGGGAGCGAGAAGTTCCATGCCGCGCAGAAACCTGTTGAACTCTACACCACATTGATCCGACATTCCGCTGACCCAGGTGCAGTGATCTGTGACTTCTTTGCTGGCTCGGGTCCGATCTTTGATGCGGCTGAGGAGACGGAAGCCACCGCATATGGTTTTGAAATTCATCCCGAAGCTATCGGGTTCATTGGCTCACGTCGTGGCATATATCCGGAGGAGGTTTGATGTTAGAAACTGAAGCACGAGAGAAGAATTGTCCTTACTATTTCCATCCTGATCAATCCAATACCCATTGCATCACCAAAGCCTGCATGTTCTGGAAGTGGGATCAGGTGCGTGGCTCGGCCAGGGAAAGTCCTATCTTTGGGTCTACCATCAAGGTACGCCCTTCCACCACTGAAGGCTACTGCGTAAAGGTAGGTCGCTGATGCTCACCCTCGTAGTCGGCGACTACCCGACAGCAGAAGAAGAGCGTCGGGGTCGTCCCTTCTCTTCCGAAGCTGGCATGGAGTTCAGAAGAAATCTATCAGGAGCAGGCTTCGTTCTCACTGACTGCCGGTTTACCAATGTGACCAAGGAGCATCCGTTCCGTGACGACAACATTGAGTTCTTCGAAACCACTGCTGAAATGAACAAGAGCGGTAACAACATCTACGGGCTCGCGCCAATGAAGAAGGCGCGGACTTGGCTGACCGAACTGTACACGCTGATCGAGGAACTGCAACCTGACCTTATCATAGCCGCTGGCAATTATGCCATGTGGGCATTGTACGGAGAGACAGGCGAAGTCAAGATCGGCAACAGGAAGAAGACCAAAGCTCCGTCGGGTATCACCAACTGGCGCGGGTCACACCTATACTACCAGCACGACGGGCCTACCACCATACCACTCCTTCCAGTCCTTGATCAATACCTCACCAACAAAGCATTCGGGTGGCAGTACAAAACCAAGCATGATCTATCCGTGCGGTTAGGTATGCTGAAGAAGGGTAAGTGGGATGAACCTGAGAATGTGTTTGAGATACGTCCGAGCTTTGACCAAGCTAAGACTTGGTTGGAGGATTTCATTGTCGGCTGTGATGAAGCCTTACTTCAGTGTGGGCAATATAAGATAGCCTGCGACCTGGAAACCTTTGGAGGACACATCACCTGTTGCGGCTTCGCATGGTCCAGCACTCACGCCTGCTGCATTCCATTCCTCACCAAGGGCAACACACCCGAAGGATACCTTGTTCCCTATTGGGATGAGATGGAGGAGATAATCCTAACCGATCTTCTCGGACAACTCTTCAATCACCCAGGGCTTAAACTCACCGGACAGAATTTCCTCTACGACGCACAACACATAGCCTTCTCCTGGCATGTGGTCCCTACCATATCCTCCGACACCATGATCCAGCAACACCTCATCTTCCCAGGCACAGAACTAGACCTTGTAACTCTGTCCTCCATGTACTGCGAGTACCACAGGTATTGGAAAGAAGATGGGAAGTACTGGAAGTCTAACGCTGACGAGGAAGAGTATTGGGTTTACAACTGCAGGGATTGCATCATCACCTACGAAGCAGGCGAAGGGCTGGAAGAAGCTATTGCCTACTACGAGCAAGAAGAACAGTGGGGATATCAGATAGCTCAGATCGCTGAGATTTTGAAGATGATGCTCAAGGGCACGTTGATTGACCTGGAAGCCAAGCACATCGCGGCAACAGAACTAGCCGTGGTTACGGAGCAGTTCGCTGAAGAACTGTCTCTTCTCCTCCCGCCCGATGTGTATGAACAGCCTAAACCTCCGATGGCCAAGTGGTACAACAGCACCACGCAGCAAGCCCGTATCTTCTCCGACGTGTTCGGCATGAAGCCTTACTGGAACCGGAAGAAAAAGAAGTTCACTATGGATGGAGCCGCGTTGGCTTCTTACGCTGAGAAAGAACCTATACTACGAGCGATGTGTTTGAAGTTGATTGAGTACAATTCCCTCACCACCTTCAAGACATTTACCGATATGCGAGTGGGACCTGATGGACGCATGCGTTCCAGCTTTACCCCCACCGCATCCACCTTCCGCTGGAAGTCCTCAACTGATGCGTTCGGGGCTGGCGGGAATTTACAAAACATACCGAAGGGAAATGAATGATGTCGATTAAAGAAGAGTATGAGACGGGTAAGTCTTACGACACGGATAAGGAGCAGATGGATCGCTACGCATCTGACCGTCCGAGCAAAGACCTTGGTGAGGCTCTCAGTCGTCGTGAAGTCCAGCGTCAGATACTGGAACAGCAGACCCGCCCGGAGACTTCGGATGAACACTCCTCCCCTGACCTCGTCAACCGCCCACCACACTACACCTCCCACCCATCAGGGGTCGAATGCATTGACATAACCGAGCACATGGGGTTCAACCTGGGCAGCGCGATCAAGTACATCTGGCGCTGTGATCTAAAGTCCGTAACCGTAGGCTCTATCGTGGACTTGCGTAAAGCTGAGTTCTACATCAAACGTGAAATCGCAAAGAGGACAAAGTAATGAACGCCCACGTCCGCCTCCCTAACATCAGGAAACAATTCATTCCTGACCCAGGGTACGCTATCGTGGACATGGACCTCTCAGGTGCCGACGCACAAGTCGTCGCTTGGGAGGCCGACGATGAACCAATGAAGCAAGCCTTCAGGGATGGGATCAAGATACATGTCTTTAACGCTCGTACCATGTTCGAAGAATGGGCAGACAAAACCACAGCAGAAATCAAAAAGAGTCCTGTTTATGGTCACGCCAAAATTCTCTGTCACGCAACAAACTACGTCGGGTCAGCTCCTACTATCGCTACAAATGTGGGCTGGCCCATCTCTCTCGTTGAGGATTTCCAAGAGCGTTGGTTCATTAAGCATCCAGGAATTCTTGAATGGCATCGTCGAACAGAGCGACACCTTGACGGCAGTGAGTGTTGGCGATGTTACGCCCGTCCTGACCCAGGAACCTTCTGTACACGTTGTAACGCGCCACTCGGAGGTCATGTCAAGAATGCTTTCGGATACAGAATACGCTTCTTTGATCGAGTTGAACGGCTCTTACCTGAGGCTGTGGCTTGGGTGCCGCAGTCGACCGTTGCCATCGTCACCCAACGAGCCTTGCTTATCCTTGCTCGAGAGTTCCCCACCGTAGAAGTCTTGCTTCAGGTACACGACAGTCTCGTCTTTCAAATCCTGCTAAAAGAGATTGAGTTACTGGACAAGATTAAGGAGCGGCTAGACCGGATAGAGATACCTTACCCTGACCCTTTGTTCATACCTTGGGGGGTTGCGGTGTCGGAAGCCAATTGGGGGGAATGCGGTTGACGTGACAATCGTTTTTGCGTGGGAAAATAGATCGGTGGACGGCGGTTAGCGGATTTTATATATAGTCACCCCCGCCACGGTTAACACCTACCCCACGGCCCGCGTTTGGCCCGATCGATCTAAACACTATCATGTCCGCAATCGGACATACTATTATATTAAACCTAGGAGTAACCATGATATACCTTGCATCACCCTACTCACACCCAGACAAGGATGTAGAGCATAGACGTTACGTTGCTGTTGCAGCATACGCAGCTGTCATGTTCCGTGCCAATCCACAGGTCCTGCGTATCTCTCCTATCGCGTACTGGCATCCGATAGCAACACACCACAAGCTACCTACAGATGCTGACGCATACAAGGAGTTCAATCAGAAGCTCTTACGTCACTGCCTTGAAATGGAAATCCTAGCCCTTCCAGGTTGGGAAGAATCCGCAGGGGTATTACTAGAACGCCAATGGGCAGAAGAACTCGGGATCGGTGTATCAATTGTCAAAGCCCAGAAAGTGTAAGAATTGGCTGGCGACGTATGCGGAGTATACCAAGTCTTCCGAAGCACCTAAGGCGTTTCACATCTGGACAGGGATTAGTACAATCGCTGCCGTGTTGCAACGCAAAGTGTGGATAGAGCAACGTATATTCCAATGGACTCCGAACTTCTACATTGTGTTCGTGGGTCCAGCCGGCGTCGTTACAAAGTCAACGACAGTGAAGATCGGAGCTAACCTTCTTCGTGAAGTGGATGGAGTTGTGTTCGGTCCTAACTCACTTACCTGGAACGCATTGACAGTCTCTCTTGAGGCGGCGCAGAAAGCAATGCCGATGGAACCTGGCAATCCGGGGAGTGAACTAGCCCACATGGCTTGTGTAACCTGCAGCGTTGGTGAACTAGGGACGTTCTTAGACCCAAGCGATCGTAAGATGGTCGATGTGTTCACTGACCTATGGGACGGACAGAAGGGAGTATGGGAACATTCGACAAAGACCCAGGGTTCAACCACGATAACAAACCCATGGCTGAACATCATAGCGGCGACCACACCATCCTGGCTGAAGGAGAACTTTCCAGAGTCCATGATCGGTGGTGGTTTGACTTCTCGGATTGTGTTTGTGTATGGAGCGAACAAGCGTCAGTTCATACCGTACCCGGCGTTGCTCCAGGAAGCATCTGAACATGCGAAGCTGGAAGCGGACTTGATCCACGACCTGAAGATTATGAACGAACTCCAGGGAGAGTATAAGATGACAGACGATGCTCATGCTTGGGGTGCAGCTTGGTATGAGGAACATTGGAAGGCACCTAAGGGAGTGTTAGCGAACGCAAGGTTTGAAGGCTACCGTGCTCGGAAGCAAACCCACCTGCACAAGTTAGCTATTGTTATCGCAGCTTCTAAATCCAACAATATGGTCATTACATCAGGTGATTTGAAAACCGCCAACCACATGGTCACCTTGCTGGAAAAGGACATGCTGAAAGTCTTCGAGTCAATCGGTGCCACGGACGAGTCACGTCATACGCTAGACCTGATCAATATCCTATACACCTTTGGCAAGCAGATGAAGCAAGACGATTTGTTTGTACGAGTGAGCAACCACATGACAGTGGAAGACTTTGCCAAAGCCGTTGCGGCTGGTATCAAAGCCAACTACTTTAAGGTCGCTAACCACGCAGGCAATGTAATTATCCACCTGGCTAAAACGCCAGATAACTATACTGCAAACGATAAAGTGAAACAGGAGGAAGAATAAGATGACTGCTATCAACCACATAAATGCGAACGACATTGCGCTTGTAGACCTCTATGGGGACATGGACGTGTACCAGTCCACCGCAACGATGTCTGCGATCTACCCTGGGCGAGCCTCTCCCCTAGGAATGATTTACGTTGCTTTGAAGCTGAACGGAGAAGCAGGTGAGATTGCCGAACACGTGGGTAAAGCTATGCGTGACGACAACTTAATGGGAGAGGTGGACGTGAACAACGGTCGCTGTGATTGGCACATGGGGCCAGACTTAACTCCTAGTCGCCGAGAACTTCTTGTCAAAGAGGTTGGGGATTGCCTATGGTATCTCGCAGCTATGTGCAATGAACTAGACATAACCCTGACCGAGGCCGCGGTGACGAACCTTAAAAAGCTGAAGGATCGCCAAGAACGCGGTACGTTACAAGGGTCTGGGGATAGGAGGTAATAGCTATGCCTAAAGTAATACGACATTTCACTGGGGTTAGGGAAGCAAAGTTGCAAGAGCATTTTGATAAAGCGAGCACCATACGGGCTGAGGTCTATAACAGCATAGCTCACGAATGGCAAACTTGGGATATGGGATTTCAGCAAGCTAATATCTTAGCCAGGTCTATTCTGGAATTAACAGAAGTCACAGTTCCACCTCGAGAATTTTCAGAAGTTTTCATACTCGGTCTTAAGCAGGTAGGGCTTACAATGACTTTGCAAAAGATCAAGGATCTAGATTATGTAGGACGGGAGAGACATAAAGATTACTGGGGGAAAAGTTAACTGCTACTTAACCACCTCAACCCCGACCACATCATCATCAGTGTAATACTTATCACCTGTTGCATCGTTCAATCTCCGGTACCTCTTAGTCCCACCGATTTTGTTCTGTTGCAACAGCATTGACTTCGTCCGTATCTTCACCGAGGTCTTCAAGTCAGGACTTCTAATTCCCATCTCTCCAAAAGGAACAGATTTATTGAACCTCAAGATAGCATCAATAACGTCCCTTCTAGCCTCCTTGTCATTCGTGTACAATGTGTGCCAGTACTGTGTCATCAATCCACTGCGACGCCCAGACCAGTACTTCTCCACTTCCACTTTGGCAATGATCTCATTCCATTCCCTGTTCAGACGAGTGATGCCGAACCCCATGCCTTGGAGTGCGATCTCCATCATATGTTCAGGATCGCTCCCATTGAACTCAACGATAGTACCGCCCTTGCGATTACGTTCTCGCCCTTCAGGCTGGACGAACGCACCAGTGATCTTGGCTACATTCGTGTCCTCCGGCAAGTACCTAAGGGACCGGGTTACGTTCTTCATAGCCCGAGGCATAGCACGCTCCCAACGCTTCATGTCGCTGAATGGAAGTTCTCTGTCTCCGAGGAATTTCATAAGATTAATCCCGATGCCAAAGCTCGCACCGGCTATGTCAGTCCCAGCCCGACCTAACGTTTCTTCAAACGTAGCTCCACTGCCAAGCTTCATTGCTTCCTGCAGTCCAGGAACCACATTACCCATGCCTACATTACCTGACATGTCGAACTGCGGGATGGGCACACCAGCTAGATCGCCCAGCGCGTTCAATCCAAATCCCTCCCTAGCCGTTCCGTGTAAGATGTTGTCCGCAGCTCTGCTACTGCCGAACAACTCCGTGAGCAATTCTCCAATCTCTTCTTCGATCTTGAAATGCTTACCATATATCTTCTTACCCAAGGCATCGGCAATGGCAGCCAA